CGTGGTGGTCGCCGTGCGTCGGCAGAAGAAACCGAAGCCAGCAATCGCCGGATTGGTGAGCAAGTGACGGCTAAGCGGGCTAGCGAGGCGATTTCTCGGGCTTCCCGTAGTGGAGAGCTTCCAAGCGACCGTGCGACGGGTTACCGCAGTCAGGCTGAGCAGACGGGTATGTCTCCCGATGAGCGTGCTGAAAAGGCTCGTGGCTATGCCAAAGATATCGCCATGACGGCGGGTGCGGCTAAGCTCGGCTCTGCTGCTGGATCTGCATATCGTAGAACGGCGGGACAGTTCCGCACGGCGGCTGATAAGGCTTCTGAGTCTGCGGGGCGTAGTTTGGCTCGTAAGGACCTTCCTTCGTTCTCTGAGCGTTACCGCGCACGAGAGTCTGCAGCAGCGGCACGTGAAAAGTCACCCAAGCGTATGCGGGAGAAGGTCGAGAAAATGCTCGACGATAAGTTGGCGGCGGACATGGCGGGGGGATACAAGAAGGGCGGCTCAGTTCGCTCATCCGCTTCACGTCGCGCTGACGGTATCGCGCTTCGTGGCAAGACCCGAGGGAAGTACGTCTAATGCTCCCCTCCCGAGGCATGGGTGATATCAACCCTAAAAAGATTCCTCGTGCTAAGCGGCGTGGGGATAAAAAGCCTGTGATCGGGACGGGTAAGCCCATCCGTACTTTCAAGGAAGGCGGCGAGAGCAAAGTCAATGAAGCCGGTAATTACACCAAGCCCGGAATGCGTAAAGCTTTGTTCAACAGTATTAAAAATAGCGCGGTTCAGGGTACCGCCGCAGGGCAGTGGAGTGCGAGAAAGGCACAGTTACTGGCTAAGCGGTACAAGGAAAAAGGCGGCGGGTACAAGTCATGAAGGCTCCGCAGCAGTCACTAAAGGCATGGACTGCCCAGAAGTGGAGGACGAAGAGTGGTAAACGATCTTCTGACACGGGTGAAAGGTATCTACCAGAAGCTGCGATCAAAGCTCTCAGCCCTGCTGAATACGCCCGAACCACCGCTGCCAAGCGAAAAGGCAAAGCCCAAGGCAAGCAGTTCGTCGCGCAGCCCAAAGGTATTTCTCAAAAAACGCGGGCCTACCGCCAAAAAGGGAAATAAATGACTGAACCGAACGACATCGAGTTTTTCAAAGTCCAGATGCAGGCCGAGTTGAATCGGCTTGAGGCCAAGGCGTCGGCAAAGACGATTGCCGGTAAAGCCATCGGCAAGGACGGTTTGAAGTACATCACAGCGATTGTCGTGATCGGCGTTGTATCGAGCCTCTTCTTGGACGGCGATAAAATCGCAGCGGTGATGGGCTTGCTCGGTGCGTCGTTGACCGCCTTGATCTCGATGCTGAATGGGATTGCAGGTACGGTCGAGAAGGAAGAGAAGCCAGAATTTAAAGTCATCAACGAACTCATCGCCAAGCTTGACCGGCTGGATCGGAAAGAAATGCCGATGCGGGTCGATGTGGAAGGTGACCATGTCACCGTCACCAAAGGTGACGACGTAGTGACAGCGAGGAAGTAATGGTAGACAAGACTACAGCTACGACAGACTTCAACCTCGACCTCAATACCATTATTGAGGAAGCTTACGAGCGTTGTGGCGCTGAGCTGCGTACGGGTTACGACTTCCGTACGTCGAAGCGTAGTCTTGCCCTGCTTCTGATGGACTGGGCTAACCGAGGTATCAACCTCTGGACGCTAGAGGAAGGCACCAAGACGCTGACCTACAACGTCGGTACGTATGATCTGCCGGTAGATACGGTTGATCTCCTAGATCACGTGATCCGAACTGGGTCTGGCACGAACCAGCAGGACATCAATATCTCGCGCATTTCGTCTAGTACCTACGTCTCCATCCCGAACAAGAATGCGACGGGTCGTCCGATTCAGATTTGGATCAATCGTCGTACGGGTGCCACGGGTGCGGATAACGTGATTGTCTATCCGCAGTTTACGGTGTGGCCGAAGCCTGATAACAGCACGACTTGGATTCTGTACTACACCCGCCTGCGCCGGATGTTTGATCCCGGTACGGGTGTGAACGGACAGGATATCCCGTTCCGCTTCCTGCCCTGCATGGTGGCGGGGCTGGCTTATATGCTGTCGATGAAGATCCCCGGTGCGGCAGAACGCACGGCGCTACTGAAGGCTGAATACAACGAAGCTTGGGATTTGGCGGCGGGCGAGGACCGGGAAAAGGCGGCAGTGCGGTTTGTTCCACGTGAGAGTTTCTTGGGTGGCTACTAATGCCAAACAGGTTTGCCAGTGGCAAAAACGCGATTGCGATGTGCGACCGCTGTGGCTTTCAATACAAGCTACGGCAACTGAAGTCGATTGTCGTCAAAACCAAGAACGTCAACATTTTGGTATGTCCGGAGTGTTGGGAGCCAGATCAGCCGCAGTTGTCGCTTGGTTTGTATCCCGTGGACGACCCGCAGGCGTTGCGGAATCCGCGACCGGACACGAGTTATTTTGCCGTGGGTAATGACGGTGCAAACGGCAGTCGTCAGATACAATGGGGGTGGAACCCGGTCGGAGGGTCTAGTTCCTTCGATGCGGCTTTAACTCCAAACACATTGGTTCCGACAGGCGAAGTCGGGACGGTAACGGTCGTTACGACCTAGGAGATTGAGATGAAGAACGGTATGCGTAAGATCGCTAAAGAAGAGGTCGGTAAGCACGTGGCTTCTATGCACAAAGGCCAGAAAAATATGCGTGCTGGCGGCAAAACCAACAGCGATATGAAGAAGTACGGTCGCGGCATGGCGAAAGTCATGAATCAGCGTAAGCCAATGCGTGGCTCTTCTGGCCCGAGGTAAGTGCCATGAAAGAATTGAATCCCGGCAAGATTAGGCCGAACACCGACTCCACGGGGCGTAATGGCTACCCGGAGAAGGACGTGAACAAGGGCGTCACCCACATGGATATGAAGGGTGCGGGTGCTGCGACGAAGGGCAAAAAGTTTGTCTCGCAGATCAACCTTGAGAACAATGCCAAGTACAGGTCGGGCTGGTCGCCGTGAACTACACGCAGCTTTCTACACTGATTCAGGACTATTGTGAGTCTACGGAGCAATCCTTCGTAGCCAATATCCCGACTTTTGTGCAGTTGGCTGAAGAGCGTATTTATAACTCGGTTCAGCTTCCAGCTATCCGCAAAAATGTTACGGGTACGATGACGGCAGACTTTCAGTATTTTTCTTTACCGTCTGACTGGCTTTCGACGTTTTCATTGGCCGTGATTGATGGCACAACTGGTGAATATGAATACCTGCTGAATAAGGATGTGAACTACATCCGAGCGGCGTACCCGTTCCCGGCCAGCAAAGGTAAGCCCAAGTATTACGCCATCTGGAACAACACCAGCATGATTCTTGGGCCGACACCTGATCTCGCATATTCGGCTGAGCTTCATTATTACTACTACCCAACTTCTATCGTCAGTGCTCAGACTTCTTGGCTTGGCGATAACTTTGAAACAGTTCTGCTTTATGGCTCGTTGCGCGAAGCGTACACCTACTTGAAGGGTGAAGCCGACATGATGCAGTACTACGAACAGAAGTATCAGGAGTCATTGGCACTCCTCAAACGTCTTGGCGATGGATTGGATCGTCAGGATGCATATCGTTCTGGGCAAGTGAGGATTCCGGTCACATGAGTTTTGAAGGTGGAATGGAGATTGGTGTAGTTAAGGTGTTTACTACGGATGCCCGTGGGTTTACGCCAAGCGAAATGGCAGATCGGGCTGCGGATCGGCTGCTTCGTATTAACAATCGTTCAGAACTTAAACGAGTTCTAACGCAATATTTCCAAGAGGCGCAGGACTCCGAACGGATGAACTTGCGGCGGGTATTAGTTGAAAACGGCTTTACGGATGCTGCCAAGCATTTAGGAGATTGATATGGCTATTTCTCAAGCAATGGCAACGTCGTTTAAGGTAGAAATCCTTGATGGCGTCCACAACTTTGGTTCAGGTGTGATCCGTGCTTCGACGGCTGCGGATGTGTTCAAGATTGCTTTGTACACATCGTCTGCCACGTTGAGCGCGTCCACTACGGCGTATACGACTTCGGATGAGGTCTCCTCGTCGGGCACGAATTACGGGGCGGGTGGTAAAACCCTCACGATTTCTCAGGCTCCGACCTTTACCAGCACGACTGCGTGGTTGGACTTTGATGACATTACGTGGGACTCGGCCACGATCACGGCGAACGGCGCGTTGATTTATAACGCGACTCAGGGCAACAAGGCTGTTGCAGTTCTGGCCTTTGGCGGTGACAAGACCTCCACGGCTGGTAACTTCACCATCCAGTTCCCGGCTGCGACTTCGACCACCGCCATTCTTCGTATCGCCTAACTAGGTTAATCCCATGCCGCTCCCTATTGGTTGGGGTGAACAAGGCTGGGGTGAGCTAGGCTGGGGATCAGTCACTAACGTTACCGTTGCCCTAGGTGGCTTCGGTTCATCGACAAGTGGCTGGGGCGAAGAAGGCTGGGGCGAGACCTATTACCGCTTCACCGGAACCGGTGAGGTAGGCACGGTTGCGTTTGTTATAGATACAGTCGTTGTTGTTACTGGGGTTCAAGCCTCCGGTGAAGTTGGCGATGTAACGGTCGCCGCCGCGACTCAGATAGCAGTAACAGGACTTGAAGCTCAGGCCATACTGAGCGATGAAGTCGTTGTTGCTGATGCTGTTGTTATCGAGACGGGAGTCGAAGGTACCGGGGAGATTGGGGATGTAACCGTCTTCCTTGAACTGCTTGTTCCGGTTTCAGGCGTTGTAGCTACTGGTCAGGTCGGTACGGTTTCCGTCGCCACTGATCAGATCCTGTCGGTTACGGGGGTTCAAGGCACAACACAGCTTGGCACTGTATCTATCATCGCTGGGCACATTGAGCTTGTTACCGGTGTCTCTGCTACCGGCGCGCTCGGTACCGTATTCGTCGTTACCGATCAGGTTTTGTCAGTCACGGGCGTGGCTGCGACAGGTCAGGTTGGTACCGTATTCGTCGTTACTGATCAGGTCTTGGCAGTTACTGGCGTTGCCGCGACAGGGGCAGTCGGTGATGTCACGGTATTCCTTGAACTTATTGTCCCAGTCACGGCAGTCACGAGCACAGGTCAGGTCGGTACGGTTACAGCCACCGCAGGCGCTAATGTTATAGTTGCCGGTATATCGGCAACGGGTGTCATAGGAAAGGTTAATGTTTGGGGCGAAATTAACCCTGATCAAAATGCAAACTGGCAAAACATCAATTCTTCCCAGTCAGCAAACTGGGTGCCGATAGCGGCATGAGGTAATCAGCGATGAGTACATATTCAACTAATTTGGCCATTGAACTAATTGGTACTGGCGAGCAAGCCGGTACGTGGGGCAACACCACGAATACCAACCTTGGTACGCTCATCGAGCAGGCCATCTCAGGTTACGTCACTCAGGCCGTTTCAACCGGTACTGACACAACCATCACGATCCCGAACGGTGCGACCGGTGTCGCCCGTAACATGTTTATTGAACTGACGGGCACGGGTGGTACAAATACCAACCTAATCGTCCCGTCTAACAGAAAGCTGTACTTCATCTATAACAACAGCACTGGCGCGGTAACAGTCAAAGTTGCTGGTCAGACGGGCGTTTCGTTTGCCGTTGGCGAGAAGAAAATTCTGGCTAGTAACGGCACAGACGTTATTGAAGCAACTACCTACCTCACGGCAGTTCCTGCCAGTGTGACCGTCACGACCCTGACGGCGACTTCGGCTTCGATCACAAACCTCAACAGCACTTCAGCCAACATTACGACCCTGACGGGTACGACGTTTGGTACGACCGCCACGACTCATCTTCGTGGCGTAAGTGCTCAGATTACGACGATTACGGGAACGTCGGCCAACATCACGACGGTCACGGGTACAACTGGCGGTTTTACTAGCGCCAACATCACCACGCTGACCGGCACGAGTGCGACCATCACGACGATTCTGGATGGTATAGGCAACGTCCGTAACATCCCGTCAGCCGGTGCAGCCAAGACCTCGCTCTATACGCTGGCGATTACGGACATCGGTGAGTACGTCACGATTGGTACGAGCGGCGCGATTGATGTGCCGAACGGCGTGTTTTCTGCGGGTAACGCAGTCTCGCTCTACAACGACACGACGGGTAACGTCACTGTCAGCTTGACCATCACGACTGCTTATATTGCGGGCACAAATACTGACAAAGCCTCGGTCACGTTGGCTACTCGCGGTATTGCTACGATCCTCTTCATCTCCAACTCGGTCTGCGTCATCACCGGAAACGTGAGCTAAACCTATGTCTGGAATCATGATGTTGCTGCTCGCCCGATCTTTGGGGGCGACTTTTATTGAAGTCAGAACTTTTACTGCCACAGGTTCGTGGACTGCGCCAACAGGTGTCAGTAGCGTTGATTACCTTATTGTTGCGGGTGGTGGCGGAGGCGGTAACGGCGTTGGTTTTAATATAGGTGGCGGCGGCGGTGGCGGTGCAGGTGGATTCCGTGTCGGCTCTGGTTTGTCTGTAACTGCCGGTACTTCTTACACTGTCACTGTTGGCGGTGGCGGCGGAGGACAAACCCAAGGTAATGATTCTGTATTTAATTCTGTCACTGCAACTGGCGGCGGCAGAGGAGGTACCGGCTACCAAGACAATGCGGGTACTGGTGGGTCAGGTGGCGGTGCGGGCGCAGGATTTCCCGCTGCATATACCGGTGCAAATGGTAATACTCCATCTGTTAGCCCTTCACAGGGCAATAAAGGTGGTGACAGTTCTACTGGGCCTTCGCCTGCTGGTGGCGGTGGCGGTGGCGCTGGTGTAGCAGGAACAAATGCTGCGCCCTACGTGGCTGGGAATGGCGGAGACGGCACGGCATCATCTATTTCTGGTG